ATGCTGGTATGAGAGTTTATGGGTTTTATACTGAAAATTATCCATATACTGTAGAATTACAATATGATGATTTAGATTCCTATGACGAGGATACAACTAACGTATTAGGAGTAAGATTCTATGTCTCAGATGAAGATGAACCGGATTTGGAACGAGATGATATTGTAACAAATAAAGGTGAATTGTTTAGAGTTATGGCAACTGTAACTTCTATAGTAAAAAAAGATATATCAGATCACCCCGAAATTGATACTATAACATTCACCCCTGCCAAAAAAGAAGGTGAAACTACAAATGTATCTAGGTTAAATCTCTATACAAGGTATATTAAAAATGCTTACCCCAATGCAACTATAACTTCTAGAGATCGGGGTAGTATAGAAGTAAAGTTTAAATGACCCCATACACTGACATAGAAGTTACAGACAAATACATCATCCGAGAATTTACCGAAAACATTGACCCAATAGAGTTAATGTGGCATAGAGATGATGAAGATAGAACAATCGAGATTCTAGGAGAAACAGACTGGTTAATCCAATTAGACGATCAGTTGCCATCTCAAGTAAAAGGCCCTATATTTATACCCCGACATATGTGGCACCGAACTATAAAAGGAACAGGACCACTTAAAGTCAAAATACATCTAGACTGATTCATAGCCAGTCGCTTTAAAAAACTTATGACAGCTGTGGCGTCCCCAAATTTGGAGACGCCATATTTTTTTTATATATTAATATGTAACAAGAAATAAAAACATGAAGGAAAAGAAAATTGTAATTGTAGGTGCGGGTGTAGCAGGTGTTAATGCTGCTACTAAACTCGTAGACAACGGCTACCCAGGTGAACTAATCACAATCATTGATATGGGTAAGGATCCATACAAACGCAAACCTGAAGAAGTAATGACAGGTTTCTTAGGTGCAGGTGGTTGGTCTGATGGTAAACTTACTTACCACACAGCAATTGGAGGTCAATTGTCTAAGTATTGTGGTGAGGATAAAGCAATGCAATTGATGGATCAAGTTATTACTAACTTTAAACGTTTCCATCCTAAACCAGAGGAAGTACAATGTTCAAATCCTGAAGCAGAACCTGATTTTATCAAACCATATTTTGGTTTGCGTTTATTTCCTGTATGGCATGTAGGTACAGATTATCTATCTGAAATTGGAAAGAATTGGTACGATTACCTAGTATCTAAAGGTGTACAATTCCATTGGGAGACTAAAGTATCTAACATTAATTTTAGACACAACGAAGTTATCATGAAATCAGTTAAACCTGAATTCGCAAATATGGATAACGATAATATGTTTTATGATGAACTTATCTTTGGTGTAGGTAAATCAGGTATTGATTTCGCCCAACAACTCGCCCAACAATATGAACTCCCAGACGAACCTAAATCAGTTCAAATCGGAGTACGTTTTGAAGCCCCACAAAAACACTTCCAGAAACTAATTGATGTTTCATACGACTTTAAGTTGTATCGCAAATTTGAAGATAAAGGTGTTTCACTTCGCTCATTCTGTACAAACAATAATGCGGCTTATGTTGCTGTAGAAGAAACATATGGCAATCACACCTACAATGGTCACGCTAAAAAAGATATGCGTTACCGAAACGATATGACCAACTTTGGCATCTTGATGGAAATCAATGGTATTGAAGATCCATTTACTTGGTCACGTGATGTAGTAAATAAACTTCAATTCAATGGTACTGGTTTGTATTACTCACCAACTCGAGTTCCTTCAACCACAGCAGAAGGAAACAATGTTACATCTTTCCAAATTGATAATTTAAGTGGAGTAGAAAATGTAATGGGTGAGTATTGGACTTACATTATGGACTTTATCGAGGACATGAAAAAAGTATTCCCAACACTTCAAGATGATTGGGGAATTTACATCCCAGAGGTGAAATACCTTTCACCTGAACCCCTTGTAAACTACCGTAACTTGTCTCTAACCAAGTTCCCAAATGTTCACTTTGTAGGAGACGCTTTGTCTGCTCGTGGTATCACAGTCTCAGGTGCACAAGCAATTTATGTAACTGAAGATATTCTTAATTACTACCATCACCCAGACTTATACCCAGACTTTCATGAACATCCACTTCGTTCATAATATTTATAACGAAAAAGATGGCCAATATTGTCTTACTAAGCTGTACTAAATCTAAAACAGACCATGCTGCTCCCGCCCAGGAGTTATACTCAGCCTCTCCGATGTTCCGTAAAACATTAGAGTATGGTAAAAGACTCAAACCAGACAAGATGTTTATCTTATCTGCCAAGCATCATCTTGTACCTTTAGATCAAAAGTTAGAACCATATGATCTAACTCTAAAGGATATGAAAGCAGATGAAAAAGCAGCCTGGGGAGAAAAAGTAATTTCTCAAATGAGAGCTAAAGGAATTAATCCTGAAAAAGACACTTTTACTTTTCTAACAGGAAGTGAATATATGAAACCATTGACTGGTGTGATGAAAAATGTTGAAACACCTCTAGCCAATAAAAAATTCGGAGAACGTCTAAAATGGTTAAATGGTCAATTAGGTGAAGCTATCAAATACATTAAAAACCTTATCCATGAAGCTATCAGCAAAAGATTTAAATGAGAATGTTCGTCTGTTTCTAAACGACATAGATGATTATAGTGATGATGCTCACTACAACCTAATGTGTGAAGCTACTTTAGGTAAATTTACCCAGTTACTAACTGAGTCAAGTGACATCTATGGTATGCTATTGGAGTCAAGCAAAAACGAGGTTAATGGTCAAGTATTTAAAGATTTCTTAGACTATATTGAAACTTCAGACTTGGCTTAGTAGGATCTATTTATTATATTTAGATATAATTAATAAAAACAACAAGTTATGTACGGTAAACCCCGAGTTTATGAAAACAAAACCATTACATCTAATGGTTGTAAAATTTATCTATTCAAAGAAAAAGATCAAACAGCTTGGAAAATGCACAATTGGGATGGACCAGCTGTAGAACCTCTTAATGAAGCTGAAAAATCAAAGAAAGAGTATTATTTGTATGGACAAAAATTAACTCTTGAACAATGGGAAGAAGCTCGTAAGAACCGTGAAGGTTTACCTTGGTATAAAAATCCATCAATGAAAGGAACAACTCGGTTTTAATATGAAATATACTGAAAAACGTCCTTGGGGTCAATTTACAGTATTACATGAGACCCCTATATGTAAAGTTAAAGAAATAGTTGTAAAACCTGGAGAAAAACTCTCATATCAATATCATGAATATAGAGCAGAACGTTGGGTAATTATTCAAGGTGAAGCAAATATTACAATTGATGATTATGACTTTGATCGAGAAGCTGGAGAAACTATTTATATTCCTAAAGGAGCTAAACATCGAATTTGGAATACCAGTGATGAAGATTGTATATTTATAGAAGTTCAAACTGGAACTTATTTTGGTGAAGATGATATTGTTAGATTAGAAGATAATTACGGAAGAATATGAAAATAGGTTTTTGTGGTACTATGTCTGTAGGTAAAACTACACTTGTAAATGCTTTAAAAGAACTACCTGAATTTAAAGATTATACCTTTAGAACAGAACGTTCAAAATATCTAAAGGAATTAGGTATTCCTCTAAACACAGACTCAACACTAAAGGGTCAATGTGTATTTCTAGCTGAACGTGCTAGTGAATTAATGCAAGAAAATATTATCACAGACCGCACTATCATTGATGTTATAGCATTCGCTAATGCTTCTAAATCTATGAATTATATAGAAAAAGAAGCCTTCACAGATTTTGCTAAACATCTTATCTCAGAATATGATTACATTTTTTATGTATCTCCTGAAGGAGTAGAAATGGAAAATAATGGAGTACGTGAAACAAACCTTGAATATCGTGACTTAATAGATTTTATAATTAACCATACTATCAAATCTAACAACCACCGTATTAAAAACTTCCATATTATATCAGGAACTACTGAAAAACGTATCAAACAATTAAAAGAGGTACTTTCTCTATAATATTTATAAGAAAACCATAATTTATTAGAGATGAAATTATCTGAATTAAAGCGCTCTATCCGTGAGATGATTGTAAGTGAGCTTACAGAAGCTAGCGCAACAGAATATATAGCTTCAACAACCCAAGGTGAAGAAGATAGAATTAAAGGAGACCCAAAAATATCAAGTGATGTTAAAAGAGGTGCTCTTCAAGCCTTAAAAACAGCTAAACCAGGAACAAAAGTAGTTGTCCCTACTAATGAAGCCTCACTCAATGAATTTGCAGCCTTCTACAAAATTAAAGATGATGTAGATAAAGAAGAAGCAAAAGCTGCTATTGATAAAGCCATCAAAGATAATCCAGGACAAAAGAATTTACAACTTGCTTTAAGAATACTTAAAGATGAAGAAAAAGTAAACTTTGAGAAACTAGCTAATTCACTAGGTATAAAAAGTGTAGCTACCTTTAACAACCAAGATTCTAGAAAAGTTTTAGACGGTGACTTAGCCCCATTTATTAGCTCAGCTAGACTTAAAAAATCTGAACCAGTTGAACCTGGAGAACCTAAAGAACCAAAAGAAAAAGGAGCAATAGGTCGTCCAATAGGTCGTCCAAAAGGGTCAACTAAATCAAGTGATGCTTTAGCTTATACTATGAGTGGTGATGTTAAAGTAGTAGGTAAAGATCCTAGTAAATCACTTATTAAAAGAGCTGTTAAAGCCGCTCGTTCAGTCCAACCTATAAGCACTATCAATACTACAGACCTAGACGCTGTGGAAGCTCAATTAAAAGCTATTAGTAGTGAGTTAGAAACTAAACTACCTAAAGCAAAAGAAATTGCCGCTAAAGGTAATACTAAAAACTACTCAGAAGAAGAAGCAGCCTTTATGGATGATATTAGAACTAAGAGTGATTTGAGAAAACAATTAATTGCTACTCGTGATAAAATTGTTTCTAAAAAAAGATAAAATTATCAAACTAGATTGGATTAGAAGAAATCCTCAGATAGTAGTAATAATTTTATTATTAGGGCTTATAATATTTCAATACTTATTCTTAAGTAATTCTTATAAAAAAGAATATTACAAAATGCTTAAAGAACAAGAAGTAAAATATGAACAACAAATAAATAAATTACATACATCTAATGATTCTATTTTAGCTCTAAATACTCGTATTAAAAATAGAATAGCTGAGATTGATAAAGATATTGCTAAGAAAGAAGCTGAATTGGTTAAATTAAAAAAACAAAATGCACAAAACACTGCTAAGCTTAATGCTATGTCTGACGCTGAGCTTTCCAGCGCTTTCACAGAACTCTTCAACTGATTTAATTACAGTACCTCGTTCTACAGTTATAAGTGCTATTACCAAGTATAATGATTGTAAACTTGAACTTCAATATAGTCAAGAAAAATTATTTGCTACTGAAACTAAAGTAAAATTACATCAAGAAGAAATTCTAAATTTAAATAATCTTATATCTAATAAAGATATTGAGATAACTAATTTAGGTGAAATAATTAAATTAAGAGACAGTGAAATAAAAGCTCTAAAACAATCAAAAAGAGCTAAGTTTTGGAATGGTGCATTACTAGGATTCGGCAGTGGTACTGTCCTTTTATTCACAGTGCTCCAGTTATAATATTATGAGTGATCAAGATTTAAGAAAAATAATCCAACAGGAATACATAAAATGTGCCCAAGACCCAGGACACTTTATGCGTAAATACTGTTACATCCAACACCCACAACGCGGTAGGATCACTTTTAATCTATTCCCATTCCAGGAAAAAGTACTCCATTTATGGAGAGATAATCCTTACTCTATTGTTTTAAAATCTCGCCAGTTAGGTATTTCAACTCTAGCAGCTAGTTATTCTTTATGGTTAATGACTTTCCATAAAGATAAAAACGTATTGTGTCTCGCAACTACTCAGGAGACAGCCAAGAACATGGTTACCAAGGTTCGTTTCATGTATGATAACTTACCTTCCTGGCTTAAAGTAAAAGAGATAGAAAACAACCGTTTGAGTTTAAGACTAGCAAATGGATCACAAATTAAAGCCAAATCATCAAATAGTGACGCAGCACGTTCAGAAGCAGTATCTTTGCTGGTAATTGACGAAGCTGCCTTTATCGATAACGTAGCAGAAACATGGGCATCAGCACAACAAACACTTGCCACAGGTGGTGGAGCAATAGTACTTTCAACACCGTATGGAACTGGAAACTGGTTTCACCAGACATGGGTGAGGGCGGAAGCAGCAGAGAACGACTTCTTACCTATCAAATTACCATGGTATGTCCACCCGGAGAGGGATGAGGAATGGAGAAAAAAACAAGATGAATTACTAGGTGACCCTAGAGCAGCAGCACAAGAATGTGACTGCGACTTTAGTACCTCAGGTGATACTGTTTTCTATTCTGAATGGTTAGAATTTATCTCTCAAACCACTATTAAAGAACCTCTAGAAAGACGAGGTGCTGATAAAAACTTATGGGTTTGGGAACCAGCTGATTACTCTAGAGATTATATGGTAGTGGCTGACGTAGCTAGAGGTGATGGTAAAGACTTCTCAGCAGCTCACGTCATGGATATAGCTACTAATACACAAGTAGCTGAATATAAAGGACAATTAAGCCCTAAAGAATTTGGACATTTCCTTGTTGGTTTAGCTTCAGAATATAATAATGCTTTATTAGTAGTAGAAAATGCTTCTATTGGTTGGGCTACTATTGAGACTATACAAGAAAGAGGCTATCAGAACTTCTATTTGTCACCTAAGAGTGATCAATTAACAGCTGAGTCGTATTTTAATAGATATGAATTCAGCAATAATTTAACTCCAGGTTTTACCATGTCAATGAAAACAAGACCACTTGTAGTAAATAAATTTAGAGAATATGTTGGTGATAGAAGTGTCACTATCAACTCTAAACGTTTATTAGAAGAAATGAAAGTATTTGTTTGGAAAAACGGTAGACCAGAAGCACAATCCGGTTATAATGATGACTTAGTAATGTCATTTGGTATTGGGATGTTCTTAAGAGATACCTCACTTAAATTCCAACAACAAGGTCTAGACATGACTAGAGCGGCTCTTAATAACATGGCTAAAAATACTACAGCTGGTGTATTTAGTGGTAATTCAATTCAAAACCCATACATTCAAGAAATGGGAAAACAAAAAGAGGATCTACGTTGGCTCCTTTAATATTTATGATAATAAACTAAGCAATGGCTGATACTAGTATTTTTTCAAGATTAAAAAGACTCTTTTCAACTGATGTAGTCATCAGAAATGAAGGAGGCAGTCAACTTAAAGTAGTTGACACTGATAAAATTCAAACTAGTGGTGAATTTCAAACTAATTCATTAGTTGATAGATTCCAAAAAATCTATACCAACCCAGCTGCTACCTCTCTTTTAGGTCAGCAGTTTAATATGCAATATCAGTATCTAAGAACTTATTTATATAGTGATTATGATACAATGGATACAGATGCAATTGTAGCTTCTGCTCTTGATATTATAGCTGATGAATGTACTCTAAAGAATGATATGGGAGAAATACTTCAAATTAGAAGTAGTGATGATGATATCCAAAAAATTCTTTATAACTTATTCTATGACGTACTTAACATTGAGTTCAACCTTTGGTCTTGGACTCGTCAAATGTGTAAGTATGGTGATTTCTTTTTAAAACTAGAAATTGCTGAAAAATTTGGTGTTTATAATGTAATCCCTTATACCGCATACCACATTCAAAGACGTGAAAACTTTGACATGGACAACCCAGCCAAAGTTCAATTCTTATATTCACCTGACGGATATTATACTGGTAGTTCAGGTTACTATGCTACACCAAATACTAAACCTTTAGAAAATCAAATAGTATTTGATAATTATGAGATAGCTCACTTCCGTTTATTAACAGATGTAAACTATCTTCCTTATGGTCGTTCATATCTAGAACCAGCACGTCGTTTATTTAAACAATATGTGTTAATGGAGGATGCAATGCTTATCCATAGAATTGCCCGCGCTCCAGAAAAACGTATTTTTTATGTTAATGTAGGTAATATTCCGCCTGCTGAAGTTGAGCAGTTTATGCAAAAAACTATAGGCACCATGAAACGTACTCCGTTAATGGATGAAAAAACAGGTGAATATAACCAAAAATATAACATGCAAAACTTACTAGAGGATTTCTATATCCCGGTAAGAGGAAATGATGCCGCTACTAAGATTGAAACTACAAAAGGTCTAGATTACGATGGTATCCAAGACGTAACTTACCTAAGAGATAAGTTATTTGCTGCCCTTAAAGTACCTAAAGCCTTTATGGGTTATGAAAAAGACTTAACAGGTAAAGCAACATTAGCAGCTGAAGATATTAGATTTGCTCGTACAATTGATCGTATTCAAAGAATCTTATTATCTGAGTTATATAAAATTGCTTTAGTACACCTTTACACTCAAGGATTTGATGGAGAAAGTTTAACAAACTTTGAACTTAATCTAACTACTCCTTCAATTATTGCTGAACAAGAAAAAATTAATCTTCTAAAGGAAAAAGTAGCTCTAGCTAAAGATATGCTAGACACTAAAATTATTCCTTCAGATTGGATTTATGATAATATCTTCCAATTCAGTTCAGATCAGTATGATGAGTATAGAGACCTAGCAATTGAGGATGCTAAACGTAACTTTAGGATTCAACAAATTACAGAAGAAGGTAATGACCCAGTTGAAACAGGTCGTTCATATGGTACACCACATGACTTAGCCTCTCTATATGGTAGAGGAAGATATGAAAATGGTGAAGTACCTGATGGATATGATGAAGATAAAGAGTTAGGTAGACCTAAAGAAAAAGCATCTAATATCAATACTCAACAAAATGTTTTAGGTAGAGATAGACTTGGACGTCAAGATAATAAAGTAGATGACCAAGAAAAATATGGTACACCTAATTACAAGGGGGGCTCACCTTTAGCTTTAGAAAATAAAAAAAATAAAAATAAAGCTTTACTAGAATCCTTAAGTAAAGAGATAGTTTACGCTAAAAATAAGTCAGCAGAATCATTATTAGATGAGTCTAATCTGACTGAGTAAATATCTTTATATATTTATAATAAATCCTAGATAGAATGAATATTAAACATTCGAAATATAAAAATACTGGTATTCTCTTTGAACTGCTTGTTAGACAAATAACAGCAGATACACTTAATGGAGGACAATCTCCTGCATTAAATATTATCAAAAAATACTTTGTAAAAAGTGAATTAGGTAAAGAATTAAAATTATATGAGACTTTAAGTAAAACTAATAAAATTACTGAAGCCAAAGCTAATATTTTAATACAAACTATTTTAGAGTCATCTAAAAAACTTAATAGATCATCTTTACGTAGACAAAAATATAACCTAATCAATGAGATTAAGGAACATTATGATCTAGATGAATTTTTTAAAACTAAATTAGTTAGTTATAAGCCATTTGCTGCTTTATATACTTTAATTGAGGCTGTACATACAACTGATACAGTTAACCCAACTCAATTAATTGATAATAAGTTTACTCTTCTAGAACACCTATCCACTCCAGTAGTTAAGGAGGAAAAAGTAAAAGATGAAGTCCTACAAGAATTTCAAACATATGATAAAGACATAAGACTTCTTACTTATAAAATCTTACTAGAGAAATTTAATGGTAAGTATTCAGGCTTATATGAGTCACAAAAAGAAGTACTTAAAGAATTTATCACTTCAGTTGACTCAACTCCTAAGTTAAGAACATTCTATAACAATAGAATCCAACAACTTAAAGAAGAATTAGCTAACATTAGTAAAACTATAACAGACAAGGCTGTTCAAATTAAACTAATTGAGGTTTTACCTCTTATCGTTGAGGTTGAAAAAACACAACCAATCAAAAACGAGAACATAGTTGACCTACTCCAATATTGTGAATTAGTAGAAGAACTCAAAATAGCCAATGGACAATCTAACAAATAAAATCCAGGAAGTAATTCGTGGTAAAAAATTTAAACTTGTACCTACTCCTGGTGGAGAAGGAGAATTTGAGTCTGATGTAGTTTATGTTCCTGATTTTGAAATGCTAATAAAAGATCTAAACAGAGCTTTAGAAACTTTAAATGGTATATCTACAACTGAAGAAATTAGAAAAGACTCTGAATTTTTAGCCTATATTAAAGAATATAGAGAATTAAGAAATAAAATTAGAACCCACCTAAGAAAAAACTACCCAGTTGAATATAGCACTATTAAAGGCTTATTTGAAATGACTGGTACAGGTGGTGGGGCTGGAGCTGCTGGATTCCAAGTAGGTCAAGGTCCTCAATATGGAGCTAAGTATGCCTATAAATTAGCTCCTAAAATGAAAAAATTAGGTGAAGGCAACCCAGGTGCTTCATTAGGTAAAGGACCTAAAGCAGGTGCCACAGGTGTAAAAGACAATTATTATACTAAAAATTTTGGTTTTAAACCGGTTAATAGTAAGAAATTAGCTGCCCAATCCAAGGCAGTAGACACTAAATATTTATGGGGTAAATAATATTTATAAACATGTACAAATATAAATTAAAACCAAAACCAGTAAATGAAATAGACCCAGGAAGAAAACAATTCCAAGAGGAACGTATTGCTGCTTTTGATAAAATTACTCAACGCTTAAATAATTTATACCCAGCTATAGATAACGCTAAAGACGAAACTATAGCATATTATAATGAAAAACCAGAATCATATGCTGTTGTTAAACCAACAGACTTGATTTTAAGTTACTTAAATGATATTGAAGAACTATTAACAGGAGACAAATGAAAACCCTACAAGAACAATACACACTAATACAGGAAGGTAAAGGACATAAAGATATGTTCTTAAAATCTGCTCGTAGATTATTTCCTGAATATATTACTAACTTTGCCTCATATGGTGAAGCTACAACTATCCTAAAACAAAAAGGAATCATTAGTGAAATGATTGTAGGAGGAGGTGTTATAAGTCGTCGTCCATTTGATCCATTTAAAGCTTTTAACTCATTTGTAAACGAAGCCTCAGAACAAGAAACCCCAGTTAGAGCCCCTAAAGCATCAGGTGCTTATGATACTAAATCTGTTAACACTAAATTATCTAAAGAAGTAGAAGATAACCAAAGAGAAACTGGATTCAATAATCAGAACTATAAAGATATTGATAACTTATACGGTGAAGAATTTTTAGAGGGATATTACGCTGAAATGAAAGATCCTAAGAATGTTGATAAAACTGTAGATGAGCTAAAAGAAATTGTTAGAAAAAATTTAGCTAAAAATTCTTCACATTATGTAGAAAACGCTGCTTTTGGTGTTAAAGGAATAGGCTACACAAAAGATGCTCCTGGATTAGGTGAAGGTGAGTCTGTTAAAGGAAAATACAAAGCTAGTGGATACGGTGACATGCCAAAGAAAAAGTAATGAAACAAGTTCTTATTGAAACCCTCCCATTCCAAGTTGTACCTACACAACTAACTGAAGGATATAAATCCGCAGCTGGTAACCCTATTGTTGAGGGTATTTTAGCTTCAGCTGAAATTAAAAATGGTAATGGTAGATATTACGCTAAAGACCTTTGGCAACGTGAAATAGACAAATACATGAACGTGGTTAAAGAAAACAGAGCCACAGGTGAATTAGACCACCCAGATTCGTCTATAATCAACCTAAAAAACGTTTGCCATATCATTCGCGACTTATGGTGGGACGGTGATAATATCATGGGTAAAATCGAAATTCTACCGACAGTATCAGGCAATATTCTAAAAGCACTTATTGATAATAATGTAATGGTAGGTGTATCATCAAGAGGTATGGGTTCATTAAAACCTACATCTGGTGGTATGATGGAAGTACAAGACGATTTTGAACTCCTATGTTGGGACTTTGTCTCAACCCCTTCAAACCCAGGTTCATTTATGCATTTAGTAAATGAAGGAAAAGAATATAAAGCAAGTTCTTATGGTAAAGTAAATGGTATCCTAACAGATATCTTATGTGCTAAAGGTACTTGCCCTATAATATAACCTAAGATGCTACCTTAGGAATGCCCCCCTTGGATAGTATCCTTGGGTCAACCCCTACAGAAATGTAGGGGTTTTTTCTCCTCTTTAATTTTTAATAGATCCCTATATATGTATCACTGACCCTAGTATGTTATCCTTTATATAACATTGGGATTTGTATAACACTTATTACGGTTCACAAAGAATAATAACCGTACCCCACAAACTAAATTTTGAGGAAAATGTCAAACAGTAGAGACCTTTTAAAGGAGGCTATTGCCGATGCTAAATCTGTAAAAGAAGCAGCTATCGCTAATGCCAAAGCAGCTCTCGAGGAAGCATTTACTCCTTACTTACAAGAGAAATTTGCCGCTAAATTGCAGGAAATGGAACTTGAAGAAGAGGATGATATGTACGAAGAGATGACTGATGAGAACTACGGTGAGGATGGAATGAAAGAAGCCAAAGAAGACAAAATGAAGGAAGCTTACGACGATAAAATGGAAGAAGCTGACAAAATGGATGAATTGGATCTTGAAGAACTCCTAGCCGAACTCGATGAAGAAATGGAAAAAACTAAAGGCATGGAAGAAACCTTAAACGAAGCTGAAGAAGAAATAGAAATGGACTCTGAAGAAGAAGTTGAAGGTGGAGAGGGAGATGAAGAAATCGATCTTGAAGACATGTCAGAAGAAGATCTTAAAGCTTTAATCGAGGATGTAATTGCCGATATGGTTGCAGCTGGCGAATTAGAAGCCGGTGACAACTTTGAGGAAGAAGGCGATGAAGAAGAAATCGACATCGATATGGAAGACGAAGAGTCTAAAGAAGAGGAAATTATGGAAAGAAAGAATTACGGAGGTGGTAAAGGCAACGAGTCAAAAGACAAAGGAGCCTACGCTAAGAAAAAAGAAGGTCATGGTCGTGGCCCTCTTAAGAAAGACTCAGCAGAAGCCGAAGGTAAAACTGACTACCGTAAGAAACTTGAAGAAAAAGAAGTAGAAGAAATGAGAAATCAAATCGCAGAACTCGCTTCAACTCTTTCAGAAGTAAAACTTCTAAACGCTAAACTTCTTTACACAAACAAGATTTTCAGAGCTAAGAATTTAACTGAAAGTCAAAAAGTAAAGGTATTGGAAGCTTTTGATAAAGCTGCTTCTGTAAAAGATGCTAAACTTATCTACGAAACATTAACTACAATTAAGGAAACTAAATCCCCAGTTACTGAATCAATGAGAGGTATGGCCTCTAAAGCAGCAGGAATGGCCCCAACAAAGAAACCAATTCTTGAGGTAAACGATCAATTTGCAAGATGGCAAATTCTTGCAGGAATTAAAAAATAATTAACTTAAAAAAATAATTTAGACAATGTCACAAGTACAACAACTTCTCGAGTCTGCTGCTTCCGGTTGGAAGAATATGCAGTCTGACGCTGCTCGTTTAGCGTCCAAGTGGGAAAAGACAGGTCTTCTTGAAGGTCTTCGTTCAGAGACTGACAAGAACAACATGTCTTTAATCCTAGAAAACCAAGCAAAACAACTTGTAGTAGAACAATCATCAGTTGGTGGTGGTACAGGCTACGGTGCTTTCTCAGTAGGTCAAGGCGCTGAATGGGCTGGAATCGCTCTTCCATTAGTACGTAAGGTGTTCGGCCAAATCGCTGCTAAGGAATTCGTTTCTGTTCAACCAATGAACCTTCCTTCTGGTCTAGTATTCTTCTTAGACTTCCAGTACGGAACTGCTAAGAATCCATTCACTCAGAACGGATCACTTTACGGTAATACTGGCTCTGCCCAGTACCCATTCTCTACTAACACTAACAACCTTAACCAATTAGGTACAGGTGGTCTTTACGGTGCTGGTAGATTTACTTACTCAACTAACCAATTCTCTGAATCAATCGTAGCTGTTTCAGGTGCTAGCACTGCTGTAGTACAAGCAACTTGGGCTGACGTAAATTTTGACTCTAGCTTATCACAATCTATTGTTCAAAACCAAATCATCTCTATCACAGTTACTGGTTCAACTGGTCAGTTACCTAACTTTGATCCAGACGCAGTTCGTGGCTTCGTAATCTACTCAGCTTCTAATGCAGCTGGTGATGTATCTGTAGCTACTAACTTACCAGCTTTCACAACTTACGATTACACTGCTAATACAATCACTTTCTACGTTACTGCTTCTGCTGCTAGCGCAGTTTACAATGTATCTGGTAGTGGTTCATTCATTGTAGAATACAACAAGGCTACTACAATGTCTCCATACAACGTAGGTGATTTTGAAGCTGGAAACCGATTCGCAGTTCCTAACGCTGAGAGCTCAGAACAGATTGTTATCCCAGAGATCAACATCCAAATGCAATCTCAAGCTATTGTAGCTAAGACTAAGAAGCTAAAAGCAGTTTGGACACCTGAATTCGCTCAAGACTTGAATGCTTACCAAGCTCTTGATGCTGAAGCTGAGGTTACAAACATCATGAGTGAGTACATCTCTCTTGAAATCGATCTTGAAATCTTAGACATGTTGATTGAAGATGCAGCTGCTGGTACAGAATACTGGTCTGCGATCTCTAACCAATTCATCAATGCTTCTGGTACTGCATTCACTACTTTAGGAGTATCTGATGGTGGTTACTACAACACTCAGGGCCAATGGTTCCAAACCCTTGGTACTAAGATGCAGAAACTTTCTAATAGAATCCACCAATTAACCCTACGTGGTGGTGCTAACTTCTTAGTATGTTCTCCAACTGTAGCAACTATCCTTGAATCAATCCCAGGATACGCCGCTACTTCAAACGGTGATGCTGCTCAGATGGAATATGCATTTGGTGTACAGAAAGCTGGTCAATTGAATAGCCGTTACACTGTGTACAAGAACCCATACATGAATGAGAATACTATTCTTATGGGCTTCCGTGGTACTCAGTTCCTAGAGGCAGGTGCTGTATTTGCTCCTTACATTCCGTTGATCATGACTCCTCTTATCTACGATCCAGAAACCTTCACTCCAAGAAAAGGTCTCTTGACTCGTTACGCTAAGAAGATGCTTCGCCCTGAATTCTATGGTAAGATCTATGTTAGTGGCTTAACAAGCATCTAATATAAAAATACTATAGAATAGTAATAGAGAGCCCCGCGAAAGCGGGGCTCTTTTTTTATATGTATACACGATAATAATT